TGGAATTGACGATGTAGTAGTATTACTTACAGGTGTTAATATCGTCGGCGTATGACCGACCATCTCTTTGTACGATTTTTCTTGTCCAGCTGAAAGTGTTAATTGACTCCATATATGTAACCACTCTCCATAGTGTCTATCAATACGTTGTCCGCCTATTTCAATATCTACATATTTTATTATTCTTTCTCCTAACCAAGATACCCATTTATAGGTATAACTATTTTCGCCGGTTATTTCGGCTAAATTAATTTCTAATAGAATTTTATGTATCAAATCCCCATTTCTAGCAATAGTAGCAGACACCTTTTTTCCAAAATCGGCAGTACCATTGAATGTCTGTTCAATACTTTCTACTGAAAAATTGGTATGTCTACGATATACAACCTTAAAAAAGGTAATTTGTGGATTACCGGTTAAATAGATATCTTGCGCTCCATAAGCAACTAATTGCATAAGTCCTCCGCCCATATTATAATATATTAAAAGAAATTATTTTATTATACGCAAGCGCAATCTAGAAACAAAGATTTTCCAGGACATAGAGATATATTAAAATATAATTAATTAAAAGTTATTGTATAGAAAGAAATATTAATTTTAAATTTTCTAAATTAAATGACAAATAAAAGATTAATTATTAATTCAATAAATAATGATATAGCAACTTTAAACATGCATATTAAGTTATCTTTTGTATTTTAATCGTTACATTCTTTTATTATTTTATCAATTGTTGTGTTATTTTTAATAAAATTATCTATAAAATTTTCTAAAATAAATTCCTTTTTAATGTCGGCATTTGAATTAGTAAATTCGAATTTTTTGTCGCTGATTTTTCTAACAGTCCATCCATTACATACCGCGTTATATATAAAATTCATTTTATAAATAGTATTAAAATTCACATTTTCTATCATAATTTATTTAATATTATAAATTATCTAATAAAAAAATATAAAACGAATTAATTAAAAATTATTTAAAGTATTAATAATTATTAATTATTAATGTCGATTTTTAAAGAAAAGTCTAAATCTTCGAAAAAGATAAAAAAAGAAGATAAAAAGACAACACTAGACAGCAGACATAACGAAATGATAAACGAATTTAGACAAAAAAAAAAGGAGATTCCTACACTAGAAAAAAAATTGAAACAAGTTAATAATAATTTAAATAAATTAATAGATAAGGGAAATGTTAATTTAACTGAAGAAGAATTTGATACTAAATTTAATCTAATAGAAGAAAAAGATAAATTAATGAAAGAAATAGATAATTTAAAACTAAATACAGATACAGAAGATTATTTACTTCAAACTAGTCATATGCTATTTCATTATTATGATGAAAATAATAATAGTAATTTCGATAAAAATGACTCTATTTCAGAAAATAATTATTCTTCTAAAAAAACTGTTATTGATTTTTTTTCTAATAAGAACCAAGGTATTAGAACAAAAGAAATTAAAAATAATAAAGAGGAAGATCCTTATAATAAGGAAATTAAAAATATTTATGAAAACAAAAAGGAAATAATGGATAAATATTTCAGTATTGTAAACAAAGATTATAAAGGACATTTACCTTCTAAATTAAATGATAAAAATCAAGAAGTGTGTAAAAATTGTAATGAAGCTCGTATATTTGATTCAGTTCATGGAGTTTTAGTATGTCCTAATTGTGGATGTCAGGAAAAAATTTTAATTGATAGTGATACACCATCCTATAAAGAGCCTCCCAGAGAAATAACATATTTTGCTTATAAAAAAATAAATCATGCAAATGAGTTTTTATCTCAATTTCAAGCCAAGGAATCTACAGATATAAACAGTGAAGTATTTGAAAAAATTTTAGAAGAGTTAAAAAAGGAACATTATTTAGATATTGGTAATATAACTACACATAAAGTAAGAGAAATATTAAAGAAATTAGAATTAACAAAATATTATGAGCATTGTCATTATATTACTAATAGAATAACAGGAAAACCAGCACCTACCTTATCCTCTGATTTAGAAGAAAAGCTAAGAAATATGTTTAAAGAAGTACAGGGTCCGTGGATTGATTATTGTCCAAGTGAAAGAGCTAATTTTTTTTCATATCCTTATATTTTTTACAAATTTTTTCAATTGTTAGATAAAGATGAATATTTGCCTTATTGCAGACTATTAAAGTCTCGTGAAAAATTACAAGAACACGATGAAGTATGGCGTAAAATATGTTTTCATTTAAAGTGGCAGTTTATACCCACTGTATAAATTTTATCCTATTAAATGAATAGGATAAAATTTATCTAGGAAATCCTGCAATATTTGCTCCAATACCAAAACCGGTACCCTTTCTGGCATAGTCTCCTATACTAGGCGCATACATATCTAATAGAGCAAAAGTAGCAGCAGCAGTAACTGCTATTAAAACAACTTCTTCAATCTCTAATCTATCTTTTGGAATATAATAAGCGGCGACCGCTACGGCAGCTCCTTCTGTTAAATATTTAATAGCTCTTCTTAATGCTTCTTTAAAATCAATGGAATTTCTAAAGTGTTTTAGTTCTTTATTAATGGAATTCATATATATATTAAGAAGAAAATATTATTTACTTAAAGTTATAACATTTTATTATAAATAAATGGTCGAAGAGGATTTTTTAGAAAACGATGATGAAATAAGGGGACAAAATTATACATGTATGTCTTTTTTATCTCCAGAAGAAGTGTTAAAGAATAAAGATGTCTTTTTTGTACATTGTTTTTTAAAAACAATAGCAAAAAACTATGATTTAGATGAAAATACAATACAAGAAAAGTATAAAGATTTTATGTATGTTAACTCAGATAAGTTAGAGAAAGACTTTTTAAAAGATAACGATTTTAGAACTACTGTAAGAGGTATTAAAATCAGAGGTACATATGACACATTAAAAGAAGCTCAAGTGCGTGCAAAAGTACTTCAGAAAAGAGATAAAAATCATAATGTATATGTTGGACAAGTGGGTTATTGGTTACCTTGGGACCCTAGTTCTCATAAGATTGAGAACCAAGAATATGGCGATAACGAACTAAATAACTTAATGAAAGAGTATAAGTCCAATATCGAATCTAAAGAACAACATTTCCAGGAAAACATTGAATATGTGAAGGAACAGGCCAATTCAAAAAAAGAAAAAGAAAAAAAAGAAAAAATAGAAAAAGACTTGAACAAGGTAAGTAGTGAAAATTTATCCAGTAAAATGGGTTTAGAAGGCGATGACGTTTGGCTTAGTAGTAAAGGCCATACAGACAATGATAGTAACAATGATAGCAACAATGATAGTAACAATGATACTATCATTAATATAGATGACGATTCGGATAACAAATAAATGAATAAGATGAGAAACTAATTTAATAAAATATTATTAATTATAATTTCACATTTAATATTTTATAATAATTTTATTATTATAAAATATATGAAATCTTTATCAATATTATTATTAATCATTGGATTACTACTTATCATATCAGGTTATTATAAAAAAATATATAAATGTCCTCCAACTAAAATAGAATATAGGTACATACCCCGAAATTTCTATGAAGAACAAAATTCCGAGACTAATCTTAAAAGTGTATATAGAGATATGTTTGATAATTCAAGTATATGGTCCAAATATCCACTTGGTGATGTAGATATTTCAGGAGAAAAAAAAATAAAAAATTTTATAGATAATTACTATAATTAGACTATAAAAATAGTAAATTAATAATTAATATTATATAAATGTGTATTTTTAGGTGCACTATTAATTTTATATTTTATAAAAATTTTATTTTTAATAATGTTTCTAGGTTTAATATTAAATTTTAAACGGGACATTTTTTTATATATACTCCAGTCAAATTTATTAATATCTAACAAAGTATTATTTGTATCTGTTATTATATTTAATAGTAATCTTCCCATTTTAGTATATCTAAATTCAGTACATTTGTTTAAAATATTATGACTCACTAATACCATATCACTCCATCTATTAAAATCATTGTTAATATTTTTTTTTGATGAACCCAATTTATTAAATATGTATTGTCCAAAACAATCACCGTCAAAATTAAATACCTGATTGTCACCACAAATATTATCTATATTACAAGTAGCTCGTCCCCAATCTATTATTTTAACAATAAATCCAAATGTAGGTATTTTATAAATAATATCATCTAAAGTATAATATAGATATTTTTGATTGGTATTTTTAAGCATTATGTTTCCAATATGTAAATCATTATGTTTAATGTAATATGTATTATTAGTTATAATAATAGCACTAAAACATTGGAATATAATAGAAGTAAATAAATTATAATCTATTAAATTTTTATTATATAAAAATTCAAAATCATAATCTATATTCTCAATTGCTAATAAATATGTAGGTATATTATTATTTTCTATAAAATAATCACCATTTTTCTCGTAATATTTACATTCATTACAAATGAGTCTTTTATCTACCATATATGTTTTTTTTTTCATATTTACTAAATAACATCCATAATTTATACAAAATGAAGGACATATATTTAATTCTGTAATTTTAGAAGTAAGATATGTTATAAATATTTCAATATTTGCCGGTGAATTTGCATTATATATATAGTTAAACATTCTATAATTACAATAATCTATATTAAAACAGTAATCATCTATTATATTTGAATTATATGATAATAATGGTATTTCTTTAATAAATATATTAGTAAAATATGTTTTGTTTCCATTTTTAATTAGTGCTTTATATTTATATCCTATAATATCAATTCTGGAACCTTTTTTATATAATCGTAATAATTTATTAGAATAATTTAACTGATAATTTTCTTTATAGAAGTTAGAAAAAAACATAATTATTGGATTGAAAAGATTTATATCACCGTTTATATTATAATTATCTTGAATGGATTTATTTATAGAGGTAAATATAAAATTATTTAGTTTGTTTAAACCTATTTTTGTAGATAATAAATTCATTGTATTCTAAATTCTTTTTTTTTATTTAATTAAACTTATTTAATATATTATTAGTATTGCGTATAAACATTTTTTTTTAAAAATATTTAAATAACATTAATGGCTAATCTTAAATTAAAAAAATTCAATATGTCTAACATTCACGATGATCAAGTTGTGGTATTTGTAGGAAAGCGTAATACGGGTAAATCTTTTTTAGTAAAAGATTTATTATATTATCATCAAGATATTCCAGCCGGTACAGTTATAAGTGGAACTGAAGGAGCTAATTCTTTTTATTCCAATATTATGCCTAGTATATTTATACACTGTGAATTTAATGAATGTATTGTTAATAATTATTTAAAACGTCAAAAACAAATAATGAGATCATATAATGAAAATAAATCAGAAATAGATCCCAGAGCTTTTTTAATATTAGATGATTGTTTATATGATCCATCTTGGACTAAACAAAAGGAAATTCGATCTATGTTTATGAATGGAAGACACTATAAATCCTTATTTATAATAACTATGCAATATGCTTTAGGTATTCCACCTAATTTAAGAACAAACATTGATTACATATTTTTATTAAGAGAAAATATTCATGCTAATAGAAAAAGATTGTATGAACAATATGCGGGCATGTTTCCGACTTTAGAAATATTTAATCAAGTTATGGATCAATGTACTGAAAATTATGAATGTTTAGTTATCAACAATACTTCAAAAAGTAATAAATTAGAAGATCAAGTTTTTTGGTATAAGGCA